ATGGGAGTGGGTAAGGGTGTGGAAAGCGGTGAAACCGAAATGGTGGGTCCTTGAGAATGTTGCTTCCATGCCGAAGACAGACAGGGACACAATAACAGCAGAACTGGGGGTAGAACCTGTGATGTTTGACGCATCTTTAGTTTCAGCACAGAGTCGTAAGCGTCTTTTCTGGACGAACATTCCCTTTGAACTACCCGCTGACCGCAACATACAACTTAAGGACATCCTACAACCGCCCGCCCAAGTGGATGAGCGTATGGTTATGAAAAACAAATCTTTCACTTTAACATCAAGTTATGCGAAGGTGTCCGCATCACCTGCCCAAGTTGAGTATAGTGTTAAGCGAAAACAACGCACCATGGTTAAGGTCGGGTATTACGGCACAGACGCACAAGCAAATCGCATTTATGACCCCGAAGGTAAGTCCGTCACCCTCTCTGCCAATGGAGGCGGGATGGGTGCTAAAACTGGACTCTACCGAGTTGGAACACCTGAGGGTGATGTGGGTGAAGCAGGAGAGCGGGTGGGACCTGAAGTAAAAAATACTTTAGTCCGTATTCGGAAACTTACTCCTGTGGAGTGCGAACGCCTCCAGTCTCTACCCGACAACTATACCGAGGGGATTGCGATGACGAATCGCTATAAGGTCTTGGGTAATGCGTTTAATGTTCAGGTGATTGCTCACATTTTAGGGTCGCTAGCAACTCCAACGCCTTCTGGCATTCCTTAATCGCCTTCTCCATGTCTGACTTAATGACCTTCTCTGCCCGTGCGTGCGTCGTCATGTGCTCGTTCTTCGCTTGGTGGAGTTTCTTCCACTTCTCCGCCTCCTCCGTCAGTCGCTTAACCTCGGAGTCCATGAACTTGGCGTCCGCCTCCAGTTCTTCAATCCTCTCAATCGCCTTGTCGTGTTGTGCCTGGTCTACCCCTGGACACCCCTTCTCCAGTTGCTCCGTCAACAACTCGTTCTTCATCCGCTCCTTCGCCAGCAGTTCCTCACTCTGCCTCCAGAGTTGTTCGTTAATCTTCCTCTGATTCTGTGCGAAGTCCCGCTCCTTCGCCGCCTTCTCCCACATAACGTCACCATTGTTCAGGGACGCATTCTTGTTCTCTACTTCCACTCGCAGGCGTTCGTTCTCTGCCACCAGTTGAGCGTAATCCGCTTGGTTATGGTGAATCATCTGGGAGAACTGAACGCTGAAGTCCTCTAACCACCTGTTCCCCGCCGTGTCCTTACGCTTCGTCGTGGTCCGATTCCTCTTCCCGTCCATCTCGTAATGCCCGTTAATCATCGCCAGCAGAGCGTTAATCCTCTCGTTAGTAGCGTCCGTCATTCTTTTATATACCTTACGAGTATTTACCTGAAAGCGAATCCGTTTTACCCGCCCGCACGCTTCCAGACCCATATGAATAAACATGGTAAAAACTTACCCGTTTCTTCTTATAAATGAGCAATGAGTCTCCACCTGTTATTACGTGGCACCACTCGCTCGAAGATTATTTCAGGGAGGCGGGTGAGAAAGCAAACTGCCTCTCCTGGTGCCATAAAAAGAGTGAAGAACTCTACGCCCACCGAAAGACATTCATCGACCTACCCGTCATCATCCTCTCCGCCGTCACAGGATTCCTGTCTGTCGGCAGTGAGCAAATATTTCAAGGATGGGGTTTCACCCCAGTTGTTCTCGGCGTGTCTTCGTTGTTCGTGTCCGTCCTTAACACCACAGGGTCCTACTTCGGTTGGGCAAAGCGTCAGGAAGGACATCGCATCTCCTCCATCCAGTATTCCCGCCTCTACAGGTTTCTCTCGGTTGAACTGGGGTTGCCTCGTGAAGAGCGACAAACCCCCACCGCTCTCTTGAAATACGTGCGAGACCAAGTGGACCGCCTTCAAGAAATCAGTCCGCTGATTCCGCCCGAAATCCTACAGGTCTTTACGGACAAGTTCGGCAAGGTAGATGTCGCCAAACCTGAAGAAGCGAACGGGTTGGAACGCATCGTTATTTACCCGCTGGAACATATAAAGGATGCCCCGACTCCTTCAGATTCAACCTTTCCAGTTGGAGGGCAAGTCAGGATTCAGAACCTACGTGGGAGGGACGGCACTCTCTCGCAAACCAGTGGAGTTGGAGAGAGCAATACAGCAAGCGGATGCCATGAGGAAGGGCGGGAAGGCGGAGGAAATCCAATCCTACGCCCTCTCCGAATCAGACATGAGGAAAGTCATTCCGACACTGAAAATCCTGTCCTACCCCGACTTACTGAAAGCACGGAGCATTGATGAAGTGCTGGATGAAAAGGGTCGCCTGATGCTTCTTTACCTTACAGAGAACCAGTCCACTGGGCACTGGGTCTGTCTTCTAAAACTGCGAAACAAACCCGTCATCGAATACTTTGACCCATACGGAGGGTTCAAACCTGATGGGGAGAAGAAGTGGTTGTCGCACGAGCAACAGGCAGAGTTCGGGCAGGACACCGACCACCTTACAAAACTCCTGAAGGCGTCACCCTATACGTTGAAGTCCAACGCCGTCAAGTTTCAGAAGGACAGGAGGGACAATAACACCTGCGGTCGCCACTGCCTTACACGTCTTTACCTGAAGCACCTGTCCCTACCCGAATACACCAAACTGCTGAAGAGCACGGGCATCCCAGCAGACGACTTCGTAAGTGGGTTCACCTACAACCTCATCGGTCGTTAAGGCGAAAGAAAAAGCACGAACTAATATAAATGTCGTTCTCCCAAAACGTCATCACTGGGTCAAGTGCGGATGGTGAGTATGTGTATTATAACGCTACCATCATCAACAATACTGTCAGGACGACGCAGTCTACGGACAATCCGCAGGTGTATTTTCAGGACACCCGCCAGTTCCCACTGCTGAAGGATGTGGGTAAGTATGTAGTCAGCGTAGACTCTTTCTCGCTGAATGGTGCGACCAAGTCGCTTCCTGTTCTCATCCCGCAGATTCAACCGCAGACGCTGGGAACCAATACCCTTACGTCCGCCGTAGCGAATACGACGACATCGGGCAGTCCCGCCACGCTGGTGACCTACACCCTGACGTCCACACCCTCTTCCCAGACTACATGGACCCGCCTTCAACCAGGGCAGAACGTGACGATTACGGGTTATACGGGTGCGAGTGTGGCGTATAACACGACCGCTCAGGTGGTCTCCTCTACTGCTACTACCTTCACCATCGTCAACCCCAGTTCCGCCATTCTGTCGGGTGCCTCGGCATCTTCGGGAACGGGTAATGCGTCCTTCCAAGACCCGACGGATGTGACGACGACAATCTACACAGTCACTTTTGGTCTTACCACCAATCAGGGTGGAACAGCGAGGTATTTCTCAGCAACAATCCCAGTGACGTGGATTAATGAGAACCAAGCGAGTTTCACGGACATCCCAAGGACTGCCCTGCCTACCCAGTCGGAATCCAACTACTACTACTGCTACAACTACTCGCACTTTGTTGACCTGCTGAACAATGCCCTGAACACCGCATGGGAGTCAGTGATGTATAAGGTGAATGCTGTCATCTCCAACTACGGCGGAACCCGTTGCCCGTTCTTTGAATACAACCCAGCGACAGGTCTGTTCTCGCTGTGTCAGGATTCCCTTACCTCGTGGTTGCCTTACGGAACTGTCGCCATCACCAGCGGACAGGCGGCGTATAGTCAGGCGAACGGCATTGTTGACCCGTTTCAACCTCTGGGTCAGGCGTTTGGTGCGTCCACCACTACAACGGGCGTGACATCATTCGGCACGGGCACCTACGGCACCTCGGAGTTCTCGTTTGTCGGCATGAACTCCAACTTGGAGGGACTCCTTACCAACTTCGACACCTACTACTACGGCGGAAACAATACCCTTGCGACAGTTTCGTCTGGTGCTGCCGTCAGTGCGGGTCCAACTACAACCACAGTTGGCAACACCGCCAACGCCTACGCCTACACTCAGAACGGGGCAAGGGCAATCCTTCCTAACGCCGTGACATGGGTTCAGGGCACCACATCACCCGTCTACTTCCCCGAGAACATCGTGTATGTCTCTCCATCCTACTCGGGTGTCGGCAACATCTTTACTCTCCCGCAACCATGGGGGGTTTCCTCCGCCCCGACCATCTACTACATTCGCTCCACGCAGGACTTCATCTCTACGGGTTCTCTGTGGTCGCCCTGCTCCTCCTTTGTGCTTACGACCTCGCAGATTCCAGTTCGGTTTGAAGGGAACGCCGCCCCACAGACGCTGGGTAGTGACAACCTAGGCGGAGAGTCAGGTGTCTCGGGAGCAAGTCAGAAGGTTCTTCTGGAGACGCCGATTGATGCCGTCACCGCAGACCTGTGGCGTGGGTTCGTCCTCTACAAACCCCTCGTCCCCCTCTTTTCCGCCCTTGACCCGTCACATGATGGACTTACCAACCTAGACATCCGCCTCATGTGGCGAAACCGCCTCACCAACTCCCTCGTCCCTGTAAAGTTGTATAACGGCGGAACTGTTTCCTTCCGCCTCCGCTTCGTGCGGAAGTAGGTGCGTCGTCGTTTCTTCCCAAAAAATACTCCTGCCGTCTCCATAAATGACGACTGAGGTGACAAAGTATTCTGTCTACGACCCCCGTGTCATCCAGACGAAACCGAAGTATGCGGTGGAGAAGGGTGCTCTCTCGCTGACGAACGTCAGTTTCAACGCCCAGACGGCGAACTCGTCTACCCAGCAGTTCAACGTCATCGTGCCGTCCGAGAACGTGTTCATCGACCGAGCAGTCGAGTGGATTAGCGGTGGCGTCATTCAGATTCCCGTGACGCTTACCCTCGCCGCCTCTTCTGCTCTGGCGTCGGGTATTCCGCTGTTGACCTACAACGACATCGCCCTCGCCGCCTTCCCGTCGCACCAGTGCGTCGCCCAGATGACTGCGACCATCAACGATGCGACAGTGACTGTCAACACGCAGGATGTGCTTGCCAACGTCCTCCGTCTTCAGGACTTGGAGGCACACCGCCGTCAGCGGACGTGCCCGACCATGCTTGACCGCTATGCCTACAACTACCCCGTGAACACGGCGGGAACGGCGGCACAGATTGTGACGAACTCCCCTCAGGGAGGGTATGGTCAGCACCACGAGTCTGATGACCTCCCCAACGGAGCGTGGTCGCAGTTCTGGTTCTGCGACAGCACGGGTGCCCCGCTCACCGCTGGCAACAACGGCACAACGGCGGCAACTGTGGCAATCCCCAACGGACTCCCGCTCACGACGAGCATCGCCTCGGCGGCGGGCACTCAGTCCGCCACGCAGAACGTCTACCTCCGCTGGCAGTCGTCGGAGCACCTGCTCCTCCCGCCGTTCATCTTCGGCGCTTCGCTCGGCGGTGCATTGACGGCGTTCGCGGCGGTGTTGGGCGCGAGTCCAACGGCGATTTGCGTGCCGTTCCCAT